TTGAGATACATTTACATTTTCTTGAGAGATATGCTAATAAAGGATTTAAACATCCACTACAGCATGCCGCTACTATTTCTATCTCATCATCTAAACCATCCTCTAGATTAATTTTAAGCTCACCATTGTGAATTTTCATAATAACACCTACTTGTTTTTCAACTGATTTTCTATTCACTAAAATACTTGCAATCAACTTTGACTCATCATTATCTACTTTATTCAATTCATTTCCCAGTCTTACACATATTTCTACAACTGCTTCTTTCTTTTTCTCACCTTTTAATTTGATTGTATTACCTTCTTTTTCTACTAATTCAATGACTATTTTTACAATATCTAATAATGGAAAATCTCTTGCTAAATCGTCTAACTCTTTTAATACCTCACCTTTAATTAAATCAAAATTATTGTCAACAAACTCTAGTACTTCATTTTTTATAGCATCAACAACAACCTCGTTCACACTTGTTGTTGCTAACTCAACATCTCTCACCTCTTCATTTACGGCTACCTCTTTATGTTCACCTGCTTCTGATGACATTATACACAATACATATATAATTTTATATAAAATTGAACAAAAAAGTTTTATAATAATAAGATATAATACACACGCAAAATGGCTAATCAAATTACCTACTTTATCTGTCCCCATCCTGAATGTGGAGGTATGGTTGAAGTTCCTCCTAATCAACTTAATTGCAAAATCTTTCGCCATGGTATTTATAAAACCACTATTCCTAATACTATCGTTAAAAAGGGAACACAAGTTCATCCTCACGCACCAAAAGAACTTTGTGATTACTTAAGAGAGAATAATCTCGTTTACGGTTGTTGTAAACCATGTAGGGTTACAACAATCAATGATGATGGTTCTCTTAGCGTAGAGATTTGTGATTATATTTAATTATTTATCCATTCCTCTGTATTATTGATATGCATCAATCCAAACTCTTGTGCTTCAAAATAATTATTAAAACTTGTTACATAATTTTTATCACTCTCTTTTAGAGGTATACTTACTTCTATCTTGTCCTGTAGAATTCTAAATGTCACATCTTTAGATGCTTTATTAAAACTTATCTCATTTTTTATTACTTTACTATTCCAGCCTAATTCTGAGACTGTATCTTGAAAATCTTCAAATGCATTAAAAGGTATTGGGGACTTATTTTCCCTTTTTACTTGGTCCATAACAATAGTAATACTATGCTAATTACTTTAAATATTTTCAATTTTATCTTTAATAAGTATTTCTTTCTAGCAGTGTGCTTATGAATGTTGCAGCCAATAATATAATTATAAATAGTACTGTTAAGGCATCAGAGCCTTCATTTTGTAAGTCGTTTGTTTGACAGGTTACTGGATCCATTGGTATGTTAGTGATAAATAGATTAAGTAATTTATTTCAATTATTTATAAAATTGACATCGTTAATTTAAAAGTATTTCAATATTTAAAACGAATCAATATGCGTTGTAAAGCTTTCTCCACTTGTCATAAATGCAATAATGATATTCTTTGGATTGATTATGAAGAATATGATGCTACTGAAATTATACTAGATAAAAAATGGGTAGATTTATGTGGTTGTTGTTATCATGATTTAATAAAATTTCATGTGGAAGATTGTTTAAATGATATTGTTTATAATTTGACTAATGATACATCTTTCTGTGAGCAAAAATGTTCTACTAATTCATCATTTTTATAATCATTTATATATTTAATTTGTTTTATACCACTTGCTAATAAAAGTCTTGTACAAATAATACATGGATAATGTGTTACATATGCTGTACAATCTAAAGCTGATACACCTCGTTTAGCACAATCACAAATAGCATTTTGTTCAGCATGAACAGTGGCTTGTTCATGATTATTACGCACAATACTATCGTGAGGACAACCTGGTAAGAATCCATTGTATCCTTGACTGATAATTCTATTATCATTTACCAAAAGACACCCTACTTGTAACCTCTCACATGGAGAACGTTTACTCGTCACCATAACTATCTCCTTAAAATATTCATCCCAAGTCGGTCTAGACATTTCTTTTTTTTAATAAGTATTTCAAAAAAAAATACATATTAAAAACGCACTCCCAGTGGGACTTGAACCCACAACCTCGCGATTAGAAGTCGCGCGCGCTATCCATTGCGCCATGGGAGCAATATTCATTGTAGTTTTTTTGACACCCCACGTAACTAAACTATGTTAGTATAAGACTTGAACTTATTATCTATTTTTTATCGCTGTAACTACAATTGGAAGTGCTGTTTTCATTTAAACTATGAATTGGAATTGAACCAATATAAAGGGGGCTTGAATCCCTCGCCTTAACCATTCAGCAATCATACATTTTTGCTGTACGAAAACATTATTTTATAAAAGAAATTTTATTACGCTCCAGGCAGGGATTGAACCTGCGACCCCACGATTAACAGTCGTATGCTCTAACCAACTGAGCTACCAGAGCATTTTTTTTGTACAGATTACTTTAGTCCGCAAGGATCAAATTTTGTGTTTGTTTTGCTGTATAACTTGCTGTAGATAATCTTGATGATGCAGGTTACTTAATTAATCAATTTAAGTTGATTCGCTGTTAGTAACCTATAGCGACGAGTGGGATCGAACCACCGACCTTCTGGTTATGAGCCAGACACGCTAACCGCTGCGCCACGTCGCTTAATAAATAATAAGGTCTCATCGGGATTCGAACCCGAGTTTCAGGCTTCAAAGGCCTGAGTGATAACCAACTACACTATGAGACCACTTTCCCTCTTCTCATCCCACCCTGTTTACAGACTTCATGGGTTGATACGCGCTCTACCACTGAGCTACCCAATCTTTAATTGGGGGTGGGTTCGAACCACCGACCACGTGCTTATAAGTGCAATTCAAATAGTTGCTGTGTGAAGTCTTAATAATGCATGCTACGATTAAGATCATATTCTTTTCGTTTGATTTGCTGTATGTAGCATATGTTTTATATTTTCCCATACGGGGAATTGAACCCCGATCTCCCCAGTGAAAGTGGGATATCCTAACCTTTAGACTATATGGGATATATTTTTATATTTATTGCTGTCTACAGGATTTGAACCTGTGAAGCTTTACGCACTCCCACTTGAAGAGAGCCCCGTTGACCGCTTGGGTAAGACAGCATTTATTTTTGTAATGGATTTACACCCATATGTTGTTATGATAATTTAATTTACATTACTGTTAGAATGCTATTTCAATTTTTTATAATAATGCTTGATAAAATACCTTATTTGCTTGTTTGCTTCCTTCAAGCATAATATGTAACATCATTACATAATATGCTTGGAGTGGGATTTGAACCCACGCGTACGAATACAGGCGATCTTAAGTCGCTCCCCTTAGACCAACTCGGGCATCCAAGCACGCGATACAGTCATCTTATTATTTTAAGATTGATAATATGTTTTTGCTGTGTGATGACTTGTGTTCAATTATAGGTGAACTCCCTAATGGCTTCATTATGAAACCTTTTGATATTATCTATATTTCGCTTTCACACACTTAATAGTAATATCTATTTCTCTTTTGATAATTAATAGCTGCATGTATACCAATATCCTTACCCACATGTAATTTACACTAATTCTACCAATTCTTTTGCGGTATACTATTAATATTTCAGGATCTTATTAGAATTATGATCAAATTATTGCTGTATAGATCCTTGTGTCCCGTATTCCCCGACTCTTCCGCTATACTCCTTTGTTAGCATACCCGGGTATCATACCCGGTTACTGTATGCTTAACATCTCTATCTCCTCACACACTCTATTGCTGTATCCGGTGATTATCTATGATAATCATTATTTATGCTTCTGAATAAATGCTGTATGGATACATATTATGGTCGTATTGGGGCTTGAACCCAAGACCTTCGGCTCATAAGACCGACACTCTACCAACTGAGTTATACGACCATAATGGTCTAGAATTTTATAAAATTGATGCTGTGAGCCTGACGCTTACCGCCTTGGCTGTTTACTCACATTTTAGAATGTCGGTATCTTTTTAAATTAGTTAGCTAAAGGTTTTATAAGTATTTAGATAATATAAGGAATTATTTTATTTTTGTACAGATTAAAATACATAATATAATAATATTTTAATTTGATTAAAATTTCACATCTTTTGTACCAGATATTTTTACTTTCTTAGGTTGCTCATGTTTGTGTTCATGAGTACATGTTACCTTATTTACACTACCAGTTGCTTTTTTGATTGCAGCGAATCGTTTTTCTTTATTATTTGGGTCCATATATTATCTATCACTATTTTATTTATTACTATATAAATATAACACCTATAATATGACAATGGTCTCTAAAATACTATTATTCCTTTTTAATTTTAATCCTGACACTAAATGGAAAGGTTGGGAAGGTTTTGATTCTAGATATCCATTAAAAGATCCCAATATAGATTCTGAGTTTGAGAGAATTGTTGAAATTAATTACAAAAAAAATATTCTTGATCAATTAAATAGTTCTCGTATTTCTATACATGATAAACTAAATATTATTAAAAATGAAGGTATTTTTGATAATGTTGGTCAAGATTTTTATAAAGGAGGCTTGTTAGATGATTGGGATTTTGAAATATAATTATTTTTCTTTTGGTATGTACTTTATTACTTCTTTTTTTATTTTTTCTATTGTTGGTTTACAATCGTAATATGTACCTATCCATAGTCCAGTACCTAATCCTAATAAAAATTTATACATTTATATTAGGATTATATTTTATTAACCAAAAGTTGATTCGCCTGTATATGTAATATACATAAATCCATCATCATCACTATGTTCATTATATATTACACCCAATAATTGACTTGTTGCTGGCATTATAAAATCATTTATCATAAGGTATATAGATATATGTGGTTCTAATTTTATTCTTTGCCTTATTACATGCATAAATTGTCCTATACTTAAATCACGTGGTACTAAATATTTATGACGATCAATATCTGGTACATCCTTACATGTAGTCGCACGACATACAATGAGCGGTATTCTCTCTGGATATTTACTAATTATTCTATTAGATTCTTCAAGACGTTTAACAAAACTACGTTTTCTTTTAAAGTTATCTATTGCACTTCCTCTCACCTCGTTAACTTTATCTTCTATAAAATTAAGTGCGGTTTTTAACATATATATAATTGAATATTAATTTACTTAAACTTTTTTGATAATATATATATAATCATGGCATCCAACTTAGTATCCGTCTCTGCTATTGGAGTTAATAGAATTGGTACTTTATCTAGATATTTTAAGAATATCTATAAAAATAATGGTAATGTTACAAAAAGCTCATTGCAAAATTTCAATGATATATTTGTTATGAATGCTGAGTTACAATTTCCAAAAGATACAAATATTAATTTTTTGTACCCGGATCTTTATAAATTCTCTACTACAAGAAGTTTACCAGATCCACCATTCTATGCTATCGTAAATAAACGTAATAGTTTAAATAATTTTGAGAGAAAAACAATTAATATTAAAACTAAAATATCTGACACATGCGGTATTGTTTCTAATCAACTTGGCTCTCTTGAAAAATTTGATTGTAAAATTCATAGTTTCAACTCAGATTGTACACCTGCACCACATAGCGGAACACCTTTATTTTCATTTAATGTAGAAGCTAGCTTTCATAATAGCAATCAAAATACTAATATATTAATAGATGAAATTCGCTACAATAATCCACATAGCTTATGTGAGATTACTATTGATAATCAGCTTATTACTGAATATGACGGTATGGGTTTTTAAATTACTTTAACTGTTAAAATACTTTAAAAACACTAAAACAAATTATGTAATGGAAGATAACTATAATAAACAAAATAATAAGGTTAAAATATTTACTTTTTGTATTTTTTGTTCATTTTGGTTCGCTGGAATTATAGCAGGAGCTCTCACATATTCATTATATGATCATTCTGTTATATGCAACTATGTTGACTACAATTGTCCTGATGAAAAAACAGTTGTAAAATGTGTTAGTAATTGCACTAATTCTCTCAATAATTCAAATATAACTAGTACCAATAACTCTATTTATAATCAATCTATTTATAATCAATCTATATATAATCAATCTATATATAATCAATCTATTTCTTTAGTTAATCAAACCGATTTAGTTACATATAACAGAACATTGTACAACAGAACTTTATTTTATAAATATGATTCCACTATTGTTCCTAATAATAATCCTGAATTGAGAGAAGAAAGATCCGTTGATGCTGGATTGGCATTGGCTATATCAGTTATGTCTGTATTTGGATTTATTGGATGCTGTATCTCTAGTGCATGGTTTATCAAAAATAAACCTAATCCTGTAAAAAGATATGTTACTAATAAAACTAGGTCTAATCCTATCAAACTTACTAATGAAGAAAAAGAAATTATACAAATTAATCCAATAGTAAAAGCTTTACAAAATGATAGTAAGATATTTTCTAGTGCTATCAGAGATATTACTTCTGCTATTGAAAAAGATAATGCACATTATTTTAAAGAAGCAGTAGATTTATATAATAGTGGTGTTGATAAGTTTGTCGTTTACATGAAAACAATGACTAATGCTCAAGACCGTTTTGAGTTAGCTAAAAAAATTGATAAATATCTTGTTAGAGCTAATCATTTAAAACATGTTATTAATAATACCGCTTTAATTGAAGATATCGGTAATACTCCATCTAAACCTATAAATGACGAAGCTTGCTTTTGTAAAAAATATAAAAAAACTATTTCTACTGATCAAAAGATAAGTGACTGAATAATAATTAATTAAATAAATAAATTAAATATTATTCAATGATAAATATTAATGTTTATACAAATTGCTATGATTATATACATTTGTAGTATTGCTTATGCTGGACACTATGTTGATAAAAACTGGGATAGTTTGTCTAAGAAATAGAATCTGGTCTTGAATCTTCTGAAAAAGTTGAGTATGTATTACAATAATTGAGAGAAAGAGTATATATAATATACGGTTTTGTATTTCTATATGACCATTTAGGAAATCTTCTTTTAATGTATTCTATTCGTGGACTGGACTTCATGTACAATTAGTATTAATAATATCTTTATTACATAATATTAATATAATATGCTTGCTATTCATTATGAACTTATTTTTCATTTTATCATGTTTAAAGATATGATGAATTTGCGTCAAGTTTGTAAAGAAGCTAGAAACACTTATAACCAACCTCATTTTTGGTTTGTCGTAAATCTTACTGATATAGATACACGACCTTTTTTTGATATTTTACAGGGTATAGATTTGAAAGCAAAAACTAATGAAATATATAACTTGTCTGGTAAAGGACCGTGTTTTAATTATCCAGTTTCATTAGGACCACAACTTATTCATTGTAAATTAATGATTATTTAACGCCATTTTAAAATAAAGGATGATCCTAATCCTAATATTAGATCAATTAATACTAGTAAGGATATTATAGGTCTTTTATCTTTTGAAATAACTTGATATATAGAAGCTAATAATATTATACATACTATTACATAGTGCATTTTTCTAGACCACCATACACACTCATCTTTGTCAAATTTAACATTGTATAATGAAAACAAACATATTCCTGCTATTAAATATGGAAACCATACCTTTTCGTTTAACTTATACGCCAAATAAACTAACCCTAATCTTACCCAAATACAAATACCATAAAATATTAATTTTCTATTTTTTATTGATACACCTCTATCTTTCACGCCACCGAAATCACCTTTCTTACACTTCATTATATAATAAACCTATATAAATAAATCGGTATCTTAATAAGTATAATCATGTTCACATGTTACGAAGATCAGTATACTTTTGCTAAAGAGTCTATTCTAAATGCCATTGAAAGTGGTAACAATATAGTATTGTATGGTAGTGGTTGTAATGGTAAATCTTATTTAATCCATGAGATTGAAGATACGCTTGTACAACACGGTTATTTTGTTAGTCCTGAGCCTTCTCGTGATTGGACTGCTAGTTGGTGGAACAATTTTCTAGAGGCTCATGATGCCGACAAGTGGGTTACTTGTATTAATGATGAGAATCACTTGTTTACCACTTTCAGTGAGACGTCTTACACTCTTATTAATATGAATAAATTTAGGTACCCTAGTAGAGCTTCATTGCGATCTGGACGCACTCTTCATAATTAGTATAAAAATTTTTTAATGGTATCTACGATCTGGACGCTTGCGTTCATAATTTATACAGTTTATTATAATATAATTATATCATATTATATTATAATGACATCTTGTCCTAGAAATGATAAATTAGCAGCTGCATTAAAAACGCCAGAAGTTGTGAAATTAAGAAACAAATTAGATGAACTTATGAAACAAGTTCCATGCTCTCGTGATGGTCACTCTATGAGTGGTGGTGCACCTGATGTAGCTACAATGGCTAAAATTGGTACTGTTTGTCTTGCTATTGTTGTAGCTTTACAAAGCGTGGTGGATGTGACTAGTGCTATGTACGCACAATGCTCATCAGTTCAATTAACAACTAATTTAATGGCCGGATCTAGTTATTGTAGTGCACAACAAGCTCTTTTAGCAACTACTGTTGCTCATGCTGTAACAAAGGTAGCAGCGGCAAGTGGGGCTGCATATACCTTTGCTACCTCTACTGGAGGTAAGAAACGTACTCGTAGAAGAAAGAGTGGAAGAAGAAAGAGTGGAAGAAGAAAGAGTGGAAGAAAAAAAACTAATAAAAAACGTAAGAGACGTACTCGTAGAAGAAGATAAACTTAGTATAAAAATTTTTAATGGTATCTACATGATATCAAGAAATAATTGAAATAGATTTAAATAAATTATATACTTCACAATCAATATAATTTATTTAGTTATGGGAAACAGTATATGTGCATCTAGTCGTAAATGTGAAGGTAATGCTGAGGCATTTGGTATGCTATGCAAAAGACCTTATGACAAGCCTGTTGTTGTAAAGTTTGAAAAAAAAGATACGTACTATAAAAAACGACGATCTAGAAGACGTAGATCTAGATCTAGACGTATTGATGTTAACTAGTCTTTTATAGTTTATCATATTCATATTAATAAGGATTTGAGGATCCAACCCTACCACTTAACACTAACTAACAATTTTTTCATGTTTATTGGAAAATAATTTAAAAATATATATATTATATTTTGTATATTTTATGTCGCGCTTATATAGACTTATTCCTCTTCGTAAATTACGGAGAACCAATGGTGTTAAATTTGATGAAATCGTACCATCTGATATACCAAAAATTCATGGTATAGATAGGGTTCTTCATGGACCTAATAGTATATCTCCTGGACCAGTTGATGATGTTGTACCAGCTATTACTAGACCTTGGTATATGCATCCAGGTCAAGATGATAATTTAATGGTTTTACAAGGAACTAGATATGTTGATGTATATGATCCTAGTAACAAAGAACAAGCATCTTTTATAATCACGCCTGAAAAGGTTTACAAAAATGATAAATTATATTTTGATGGTCCTGCAATGATTACATGGCCTTGTGGTATATTTCATAGAATATTAAGTGGTTCTGAAGGCAGTATTAGTATAAATTTTTCCACTAGAACAAAACACTTTGATATTAATGATAATTTTAATATATATAATTTGTGTACTATTACAGGGGATTATTATGTATTAAAAGATGGATCTGATGATCAACCCGACTTTAATTATCATTATCCAAATGAAGAAATAAAAAGTTTGTTTAAAGACTCGTAATTTTTGTGTAGTAGATAAATAATAAATTATTATTATTATTTATCATGAATATGCATTTAAAAAATAAATTTTATTTTTATTATATGGACTTGATACAATTAGAAAACAAACTAAAAGAGATTGGTTCAGAGACAGCTTCTGTTTCTAAATCAAATGTTTTTGACAATACTACCAAACCTGTTAGTGTTACTAGAAAAATTAATTCTATTTCCGATGAGGATATACAAAATTTTAGTGAAAAAGTAATTCCTTCTTGGAATGATCTACAAACTATTTATGAGAGTAGGTGGAGAAAAGAAAAGGAAAAGTTCCAGACTCATTTAAAGGCTAATTTTACAGCGTTGATAGAAAGGTATGCTTCAGGTAAACAAGAACTATTTCAATTGTCTGCTCCTGAGAGGAGAGAAAAACTTTATATCACTGCTTTTTTAGAATTATTTGAATCTGGTTATGCACCACATGTTGGAGATGTTGAGCGAATTGCTAACAAAAGAGTTAGAAAATTATTTATTACTTTGCCTCATAACTATTCTAGCACGTATTAATATATTTTTTTATTTTTACAATAGTATAATGAAAACATTATACTGTGATGGTGTATTTGACTTATTTCATAAAGGTCATTTAGAACATTTAAAAAAAGTTAAGAATTATTTTAGAGAAGAAACTAAATTAATTGTTGGAATTATAGACGATAATACATGTTCGGAATATAAAAGAAAACCTATATTTGATGAAAATAAAAGAAAGGCTATCTTAGATTCATGTAAGTATGTAGATGAAACAATTATAACTGACCTGTTGGTTATGACTAATGATTTTTTATCAGAAAATAACATTACTCATGTATTTCATGCATTTGGTGATTCTAATGATGAAGAGAAACAAAGTTTATTTTTTAAGATTCCAAAAGATATGGGGATATTTATTCCTATTGAATATAATAAAGGTATTTCTACTACTGAAATCATAGAGTCCAATGATTGGGCTAATATATGGGAAAAGAAAGGTGCTATCAACACTCAAGATGCGTATTTATTAAATGGATGGGAAGAAACAGAATTTAAACCTGAGATATTGATTAAAAATATAGAAAAAAACTTGAATATGAATAAAAATGATAGGTTGTTAGAAATGGGTTGTGGAGCTGGATTATTATCTACGTTTTTAAAAAAATATAGGTATTTTGGTGTAGACAAGTCATGTTTATTAGTTAACAAACACATTAACTTGTTTAATAATATTGTATTAAACTTTTCATCTGTTGATGTAATATTTAAAGATAACTATTTTGATTATGCAATTGTTAACTCAATGTTTGAATATTTAAAACACTATGAAGAAGTAAAAAAAACTGTTGATGAATTAGAAAGAGTTTCAAAAAAAGGCGTTTTTATTGCAAACATAAGAGAATTTACTCATAATAAAAAACTTGATAAGCATAAGTTTGATGGAGTTTTTACACATTTAACATTAGAGAGATCTTTTTTTATTGATAAAGGTTATACTTTAATTGATTGTTATCATAATGATAAACAAAGGTATAATGCTTATAAATTATTCTAGTATCTATTAATATTTTTTTGGACGTATATATCCATGTACACTGTCATATATAGTTCCATCTCTATGTCCAACACACTCATGGGGAGACTCTTCCCATTCACTTTCACTTTCATAAGATGAATATTCACTATCACTATCATAATCACAGGAAGAATTTAAATAATATAAATTCTTAGATTTATATTTTTGATTTATTGCTTGTCTTTTTGAAGGACACTGGTTAATAAAATGACCTTTTACTCCACAAAATAAACATTTTTGATTTGCATGATTTACTTCTCGCTCTAATAATTTAATAATATCACATGGTAACGTAACTTGTGAATATGAACCACCTCTTACATTATTAATACCATATTTATCCATATAAATTTTTGTCCACTTATCTTCATCATATTTATCACAATTATTTATTGATTTAATTAATTTTTTTACTGGATATTTTCTTGTCCATGCGGAACCCTTTTTATTCATATGTTCTTCTAGTCTAGTTACTACATTTTTTTCAGTAGTACCTATATAATATTTACAGTTTCTACATTCTAGTATGTATAAATTCATTGTTAATATACATTGTAATACTTTTATATATCTAAATCAATTTTTTATGAAAAAAGTTTAATTTTTTTTGTTAATATGTAGTGCCTTTTTTTCAGTCAGTGTTAGAAGGAGGAAGAGGTGGTAAATTGGCAACTGATTCAAAGTCTGATTTTAGAACAGTCTTAACGAATACTGAATCTGGATGATATAGTTTTTCCATAGTTTGATTATGAGCTTTTATAAGAAGATAGCTAGTACGTAACAATCCTCTTATCTTACGTCTCATTTTTTCTTTCTTTTTCCTAATGACAATTTTATCACAGCTTGTAATCACATCATTTTTACCAAATACACACCATCCTGAATAGGAATATTTTATCTTGGGATTTGGATCGTTATTAAATTCTAAAATACCAGAGTCCATGAATGCTTCAGTAACTAGAGCATTTAATTCTTCATCATTTGGGTTCCATGCCCAAGATTTATATTTTAAGCGAGCAACAGTAATAGTTTGTCTTTTACACTCCTCATAAGAAGGTGCGGGAAATTCTGAGTAATAGTCCATCATCTTGTGAAGTTTAAGTATTAAAGTTAATATACATTTTAATACTTAATTTAATTCAATTTTCTGATTAATGTTTTCTTGTTGAACGCTTTTTTTTTCTAATTCTTTTTCTACTTTTTCTTTTTTTTAAAGTACGTTTCCTTCTTTTTCTACGTTTTCTTCTTGTTTTTCTACGTTTACCACCTTGTTGATTGCTACTCTCATCACATCCTTCTGCATCAGGTGTTCCACATGTTCCGTGTAGTTTATTTAAAC